GACAAAGCAGTGTTTCCGTCAAAAGTCGCCGAATCGCCAGAACAGTTTTTTACTGACGAGTTCCTCACACAATTAGACGAGAAGTTTGTGAAGCCGAATTTCAGTTATGGGAATATGATCACACTTGCGCAAACGTCTGATGAGGATGGGGAATGATTGAACCCCTGATTCTTGCTCATCTGATTCGTGATGAGGATTATACACGGCGTGTGTTGCCGTTCCTGAAGAAGGAATATTTCACGACCACGGCAACTCAAACCCTGTATGAGATGACGCATCAATTTGCGATGGACTATAAAGTGTCCCCGACGATTGATGCACTTAAACTCTCATTGGAACAAGCGTCATTGGCCGGCAGTGCGTTTACCGACGCCTCCGAATTGCTAAAAGATGTTGCGGCGGTGACGCGTGTCGATAATGGACGCCGGCAATGGCTTGTTGATCAGACGGAACAATTCTGCAAACAACGGGCGTTGTATCTCGCGGTGTCCGAATCTATCACATTAATTGATAAGGACTTTAGTTCTGCGGCGGCCGTGCCAGGATTACTCAAGGATGCATTGTCTGTAGGGTTTCGTACCCATATCGGGCATGATTACTTTGAGGACATCGGCGCACGATATGACCTGTATCATCAGAAACAAACTCGCATTCCATTTGACTTGGATCTTTTGAATAAAATTACCGGCGGTGGCATTACGCCGAAAACGTTGAACGTGATTGTGGCAGGCACTAATGTCGGCAAGTCATTGTTTTTGTGTCATGTCGCAGCGTCCACTATCGCACAAGCAAAGAATGTGCTGTATATCACCCTAGAGATGGCCGAGGAACGCATTGCACAACGTATCGACGCAAATCTACTGGATGTCACAATGGACACGTTAGAAAGCATGCCACGAACAATGTATGAAACCGCATTTCAACGGTTACAAGCACATCAAACGTTTGGCAAACTCATTATCAAGGAATATCCTACTAGTGGTGGGAACGTGGGACATTTCCGCATTCTACTGGATGAACTGGCATTAAAGAAGCAGTTTGTGCCGGATTTGCTGATTGTAGATTACATCAATATCTGTTCGTCCGTGCGGTTCAAAGTCGGCGGGCAAACAAACTCCTATACTTATGTCAAATCTATTGCCGAAGAACTGCGTGGGTTGGCGGTGGAATATAATTTGCCCTGTTTAACCGCAACACAATTTAATCGGGAAGGGTTTGACAACAGTGATCCGTCATTGACAAATACTAGTGAGTCTTTTGGATTGCCGCAAACGGCCGACTTACAGTTGGCGTTGGTCACCAGCGAAGAATTGGAGCAGGACAGTCTCTTGATGGTCAAGCAGTTGAAAAATCGTTATGCAGATACCTCCAAGTATCGCCGATTTACCATTAAGGTCGATCGCAGTAAAATGCGCTTGTCCAACGACCAACACCAACAATATTTGTCTGATCCCATTCCAGCACCACAATCGGCGTCACCCTACCGGCCGCAGACGGGTAATCGGAAATCGAGCGGTAACAACACCTTCAGAAAGCCACACCAAGGTGCGCCATAAGATTAAATTATAAATACAGATGATGGGTATCATCACTCTCGTCTCATGGTATGCAGTAGTGGAAGACGGCTCTTCTATTCTACGGAGTATTACACATGAACGTTCAAATCCTAAATCAGATAGTACAAGAACAGTTTCAAAGGATCACACCTCTCATTAATGAGGTATTTGACCAAACAAAACGTGGTATCGAATCTCGTGGAAGCTCGGTAAATCTACAATCATTTATTAATCGTATTAATCAAGCACTAAAAGGCACACGCATTACAGTTATTCGCGAACAAACAGAGCAGTTTGGATTGCCAGAAGATACGCAAGGGAAATATTATCCTGCAATTGGAGGATATTGCTTTGAACCCTCAAATCCAAATAATTTTGCTCGCATTAAGATCATTGTGTGTGTTCACCCGAAAACTAATCGATTACCGCTACAGGTAGATGCGTGGGAGTTTTTTCGCTATCGGTTTTTAAAATGTATTTCGCATGAATTAGTGCATCGTGCACAATTTAAAAATGGACGACATATACAGAATGCGCTTATTTTCCGTCCACATTCAATGCCAAACCTTCCCAAAGCTGCGTTACAAGAACAAACGTATTTGGGGGACATGGATGAGGTAGAGGCGTATGCACGGGATTGTGTGGAAGAATGGTATTATATGTATCCACAGGTTCCGCTATCGTTGCGAGGCATTAAGTCGGAATTTCGTAATAATCGAAAGAGCTTACCCTCTATTGAATATTACCGCGAAGCTTTCTTTGGAGATGAAAATCACCCGTCCGTTCAGCGATTTTTTCGTAAGATTAAAAAGTGGGATGAATTAGTTTGTCCAATATCACTGAGTTTACCCCGACCTCCGCTGTATGTTCGCCGTAACAACAGGAAAAATCGGGATGTGCGATTGGGCTAGAGGGGCTTTCTAAATATTGGCATGCAATCCTTTAATGGATTTTCAGTCTCTGAGACAATTACAACAGAGCCACCTACAGGTTCGCCCGTGAAGTTATACGAGGCCACAGGAAATGTGTCGCATGTGTTTTGTGATATGGATGGTGTTGTAGCAGACTTTTATACTGGATTTTCCCAAGCCATGCGTGTGCCGATGTCCTCAGTGAATCGGATGTTGCAGCAACCCGATATTTGGGAACAGGTCGCACGGACGGCCCCTAATCTATTTTTTACGTTGCCAAAGTTAGGTGATGCATCAAAACTTGTGTCAACGTTGGTTAATATGCGGGATGCGGGGCAAATTCGGCTGTCAATACTCACCGCGATTCCAAATGAATGGGCAGCTGATCCGGCGATGCGCCGGCTCAGCACAAAAAATAAAAAAGACTGGATAACCAAACATTTCCCCGCTATTCCATCCTCGAATGTTTTGGTCGTTTTGCGAGCAGAAAAGAAAAAATACGCGGCCGCCCAACGCAGTCTCGGGCACCCTCCTGCAATTCTTATTGACGACTATATCAAAAATATTCGAGAATGGAACGCCGCTGGTGGATGGGGCGTTCATCATACCTCCGCCGTTAGTAGTCTTCGGTTACTTACTAAATATACACAAGGCGTATGAGTAAACGTATCTACATCATCTTCGGTCGGTTTCAACCCCCCACGATTGGACATGAACTATTGTTCAAAACGGCGGTGCGTCGGGCCCAAACCGAGCAGGCAAAGGTTGCACTCTTTGTCTCACAAACGCAGGATCGTAAAAACCCGTTGTCTTATTCGGATCGGGTTGCGGTGATTCAAAATAGCGTGCCAGGGTTGTTGATAGGCCCAAATACTGTGCGCACGCCGGCAGAAGCTTTAACATGGGCGTTTGATAGCGGATACCGAGACCTTATATTACTGGTGGGTGACGACCGCACAGAGGGATTTAGCCGTATGGCAAAATCTTGGCAAAACGCGGAAGATCCCGAGAAAGAGACAACCGTGAAAGTTCAAGACCTACCACGCACTGGTGCGATGGATGCATCAAAGGTCAGCGGCACGGTCGCCCGTAAATATGCACAGCAAGGGAATCTCGATAAGTTTAAAGAAATTCTTATCTCCGGCGCAAAAAACAATCGCACTGCGCAACGGTTTATGGAGATTATACAAAATAAACTGGGAGCTATTGGAGAATCATTTATGGGCGACTCAACACCACGACAGTTTGACGAGTCCGTATATCAAATTATTACTGAAATCCTTGGCGAATATAACTATCTAGATTCGCCAATAAAGGTAAAGCCCCATGATAATCCGGGTGAAATCAATCCAGAGGATCGGGTGCCTGAGGATTCTCCAGACAACAAATCGGTTCTTGTAATGTATCCCAAGCGAAAGTTAAAATATGACATGAAAAAAAAGGCCTCGGAAGAAAAAAAGTCAATACCCTCACCCGTAGTAAAACCCTAAATATTATGCTATATAAATAAGGATAAGGAGAATACATTATGTCTGAGAATGTAACGTCGGCCGCTGTAACTGAACGTCGTGATCAATGGATCGCTGCTACTAAAACGTTGCAGCAACGCGCACAGGAACTCTCTCGTGAATTGTCACAAACTCAAGAGCAGTTGTCACAATTAGCTGGGGCGATTCAAGCGTGTGATTTATTTTTAAAGGAGACACAAAGTGTGGTCTCCCCCGTAGATTCAACACCTTAACCGAGTAGTGGATAACATATGGCAGATAAAAAGATTACCGAACTTACTGAACTGACCACTTTAGCCGACGTCGACCTTTTTGTTGTAGTGGATGATCCCGCGGGAACTCCCATCACGAAAAAGATTCTAGCTCGTAACGTTTTTGGCAATGGCGCATCGTTTACCACAAACGCAACATTTGCAGGGGCGACAGTGCTTCGGAGCACATTAACCGCGAATGTGTCTGCTGAAAGCGCAACAGCGAACACTCTAATCGCTGCCGACTTTCTAGTAAACGCAACATCAACGTCGGCAAATAGCCATAATCAGTTTGCAATGAGGGCTACTAGTAAGCTGGCTGCTGCGGAGTCGAAGGTAGCCCTAGAGCATGCGGCTGCGAAGCTTGTACTTGACGTGGGGCCGGCTACGAATGTTGTTTCAAATACGAGTGTGCTTCGTCTAGTGGTCGCAAACACTGGCGCACGTGTATCTAATGTTCAAAGCTTCATCTCGTTTGGAGACGCAGCAGCAAACTCGACGACGGCGCAAACCCAGTATCTGTTTGACATTGGACAGAACGGCAGTGTCAGTGCTAATTTGACTAGCAACACGAATGCAACTACGTTATTTTCAACTTCTGCTACTGGTGCGGCTACACATAAGTTGCGTGTTCGTATCAATGGTGACGACTACTTCTTGCTTGTTGCGAATACAGCAACCTAAGCATTTAATTTACTCGTACTAAATACAGGGAGAGAGACATCTAGTTTCTCTCCCTTTTTTTATGCA